CCGCCTCGCATGTACCAGGCCAATTTGAAACTTTCTGAGCGAATCTGGTTAGCCTCCTTGTCCAAAGTTTCAACCATGGTACCAATTTGTTCTGCGTTGCTGTTTAGGAGGCTTTGTCGAAAAAACTTACCATGTCCAAGGTCATTTGTTGTTCGTATTCGTGATCACAATTGTTGCATTGTATGTGCATGTTGGGAATTTCACTGTTTTTGCGCAGATCAATCATGCGATCACGTATAGCATTGTACAGCTTGCGATCACAGTTGCTGACAAATTCTCTAATGTGTTCCATAGCAGTCACAGTGGCAGTGGGAGTTTTTATCACAGCAATGCTTTGACTGATCAACTCCATGGTCATTTCTGTGATTCGCACCAGGGCTTGATTCATACGTGCAATTTTTTCATCGTCAGTGAGATCACTTTCGGGCACAGCAGCCAGAATTTTTTGTTGTTCAAACTGATCCAAGCTGCTTTGATTTTGTTGTTGATAGTTCAACGGCTTGAAATAAATTTCAAGATCGCCTTGTTGTATTGGAATGTTATAGTCTGCCGCAGTCATTTGATCCAAGATACGTCTAAGATCAGTCACATACTCCCCCAACGATTCACAACTGGGACAAGTGCTGTCCACTTCCATGTTGTGTCCGTAGCTGGCTACTCTGATGGCAATCAGCACACTGTTGAGATCAATGCCCGGCATGTGCCAGGCATTTTTGATATTTGGCACACAGCTTTGTATCACACTGATTGTGCTTTGTCCATTGAACAGCGCATCAGGTGTGCGATAGGTAATTTCGTCAATGGCAGTCATGGGATACACTGGCAATTCGTGATTGGCTGGCATGTTCAAACTGCCCGGCGGCCAGTGTTGTCCATCGCTGGGCAACCGTATGTAGATGGCAGGTTGACGAAAAAACTGTTGCAAAGGGTTAGAAGTTTGGAGCATAATTGACCTATAAATATAGTTCTACTTATAGGCACACAAACATGACCCCACAAGAACAAGAGCTGTCGCAGACCCTGGCACAAGTCAACCAAGACATGAAACAATTTGGTCAAGTGCTGCCCGGCACTCGTCAGGCACTGCTGAATGCCCAAACTGGCATACGAAATTTTGGAATGAAAGCTGATTTGGCTTCGCAAGGGCTGTCAACACTGGCAGCAGCCACGGGCGCTTATACCCGAGCAGTGTACCAAGGCAATACCACAGCCACAGCAGCCAATGCTGCATTGGATCAATTCCAGCAAACTGTAAATCTGGCGGCGGCTGCTCTGGTGGTGCTCACGCCTGGCGGTGTGGTTATAAAATCGCTTGTGGCAGCCGCCGCTTATCTGACTGCAAAAGTATTTGGGGCAGGAGCAGAGGCCATGAAACTTTCAAATGAAATGGCTGCTGGGCAGTTCAAGCTGTTTCAAGACATCAGCAAGTCAGGTGCCACTGCCAGCGACGGTCTAGAAGGCATGTTTGATGACCTGCAAAAAATGGGAATTTTGTTGAATGAATTTCCTGAATTTGGCAGTCTTGTGAAACAAAGTAGTGCAGATCTAGCTAGCCTGGGAGGCACAGTGCGTCAAGGGGCCAAAGCTCTAGCACTGTCATCACAACAGGTCAACATGAATCGTGAAGCGTTGTTTCGCACAGGTATGACTCAGGAAGACATCAACGATGCAACTGTGAGTTATCTCAAGCTGCAAACACAGTTGGGCAGAAACACAAAAGATGAAATCAGCGACACAGTAAAATTGGGCAAAAGTGCTCGGGATTATATAGACGAACAAAACAAGCTGACCATGATAACTGGCCAGGATCGCAAATCACGTGAAGCTGCCAGAGCTGCGGCCATGAACGAAGAGCGTTTCAGAGCCAAAATGCGTTCACTAGAACTGGCCGGCGACACCGAAGGTGTGAAAAGCATGACCATGTTCAACGACGTGGTACAAGGTCTGGCTCCCGAAGTAGCACAAGGTGCTAGAGACATGTTTGCTGGCAACCTTACCAGTGAAGCTGCACAAAAGCTGCAACGGTCGGCTCCTGAAGCATTTGCCACACTGCAAAAACTGTTGGCCAAGACTATCGAGCCAGCTGAGGCTGCACAAACAATATTGAAACAGGTACAACAAACTGGAGATTCGATTGGCACAGTGCTGGGACAGACAGGCAACTTTAATTCAAAGTTTGTGAGTATGAGTGAGTCAGCTGATCTTGCTGGCAAACTGCAAGTCAGCATTGTAGACAGGTTTAAAACAGCTGATGAAGAATACCGCAAACAACTTACAATGGCCAGTAAGAATACTGCGGATCAGGCTCAAATTAATGAAGGCAATAGAAAATTGGCCCTGGGTATGCAAGACATAGTGACAAGTGTGCAACCTCAATTGCAGTCTCCCAACGTAGTGCTGTCTAAAGCAGCTGACGAAATTGCTAAAGAGTTAAAACTACTTGCAACCTTCCTGAAAGATTACAATAAAGTCCAAGAAGGATTCAACAAAAAAGTTGATGCTTTAGTGACCAAGACCAAGGGCGATGCACGAAGTGTAAGTGGACGGCTTGAGAACGCCCAACCACCTGCCCAACCACCTGCACCGCAACCTGCCCCACCACCTGTTGCTCCACCACCTGTTGCTCCACCACCTGCACCGCAACCTGCCCCACCACCACAGCCGACTATAAATGATGGAAGACAGTCATCTGGACCACTTGAGCCTGCCAAACCACCCTCAACACAGTCTGCTACACCACCTGCCAACCGAGCTCAGCAGATGCAAAATATCCGCAACCTGATCCAACGTGCTGAGATCACGCCAGGAGCAGAAAATCCCTATGACATACAGCAAGGCGAAGGCAAAAAAGCAGCAGTAGAACTGACCAAAATGACAGTGGATCAAGTGTTGGCCTTGCAAGACCAACGCAGAAAAAAAGGACTGAAAAAAGGAGAAAGCACTGCTGTGGGTGCATATCAAATAGTACAAGGTACCCTGAAAGAAAAAATTGCACAGTTGAAAATCCAAGGTGACGAGATGTTCGACAAGGATCTTCAGGATCGTCTGGCAGACGCCTTGATCAAACAAGCTGGTTATGAAGATTATGCTGCCAACCCCACACCAGATGCCAAGAAAGCCTTTATAAAACGCCTTAGTGGAATATGGGCTGGCATTCCCAAAGATGCCAGCGGACAAACTGCACTGCCACAGAATCAAAACAAAGCAACTATAGATTTTGACACTGCAATAAACAGTTTTGGTGACGGTGGCATTGCTCTCAGAGATCAACTGGCCCGCATAGGCGAAAAAGGACCAGAAGCCATTATTCCGTTGAAAAATGGATCAGTGCCGGTCACAATCAGTGCCGGCGGACTGTTGGATTCAATGGCTCAACCAGACATTGATCCAGCCAAGATTGAGGCCCTGGGCAAAAACATGAGCAACAACGTTGGCGCTGAAATACGAGCAGCATTGAACGATCTCAAAATCAGCTTGCAGGCCACTGCACAGCCTCGAGATGATATCAATCAACAAATCTTAGCCGAATTGCAAGACATGACTCGCATGCAAAAAACTCTAGTGTCCAGCAATCAACGAATAGCACAAGCCTCTGCAAACTAACAATAAATAACACACTATGGCAGATAAAAATTCACAAGGCTGGAAAAAATACTTTAAAGTTGCAGACACGTCAGGGGTGATGAGCCCTATATCGGGTCGCAATCAACTGGGCTTGCCCGGATACGGTCGCAACAATGATGGTGATAACTCAGCTGATTTTGTGTTCCGCAACTATGCATCAAGACTGCCTGAAGTATACAGTGGACACCCCAACCGTGTTGAACGCTACAATCAGTACGAAAACATGGACATGGACAGTGAAATCAATGCATGTTTGGATATCATTGCTGAGTTCTCCACACAGATGAACGAACAAAATGGCACACCATTTGACATCAGCTGGAGTGACAAACCCACAGACAACGAAATTGACATTGTCAAGAAACAGTTGAAACAGTGGGTCAAACTGAACAAGCTGGACCAGCGTATCTTTAAATTGTTCCGCAACACCATCAAGTATGGTGATCAAGTGTTTGTGCGTGATCCAGAAACATTTGAAATGATGTGGGTGGACATGAGCAAGGTTGCTCGTGTGATTGTGAACGAATCAGAAGGCAAGCGGCCCGAACAGTATGTGATCCGTGACATCAACCCCAACTTTCAAAACATGACTGTGGCAGCCAAAACCACCACAGACTACATGACCAACCCTGTGACCGGTACCATATCAGGCAATGCCAACTACACCATGCCCAATGGCGGCACAGGCGGCGGTGTGGGCAACAGTAGATTTATGACTGCTATGAACGAAGTTTGCTTGGATGCCAAGCACGTGGTACACATCAGTCTAAACGAAGGCTTGGATGTGTTCTGGCCTTTTGGAAGATCAGTGCTGGAAATGATCTACAAAGTGTTCAAACAAAAAGAACTCTTGGAAGATGCTATCTTGATCTATCGTGTGAGCCGTGCTCCTGAACGCAGAATCTTCAAAATTGACGTGGGCAACATGCCCAGCCACTTGGCCATGGCGTTTGTGGAACGTGTCAAAAACGAAATGCACCAGCGGCGAATCCCCACCATGAACGGTGGCGGCAACAATATGATGGATGCATCATACAACCCACTCAGCATCAACGAAGACTACTTTTTCCCAGTCACGGCCGAAGGTCGTGGCAGCGATGTCAGCACACTGGAAGGCGGAAAAAATCTAGGCGAAATTGACGATTTAAAATACTTCAACAACAAAATGGCTCGAGGCCTACGTGTGCCTAGTAGCTACTTGCCCACCGGTCCCGACGATTCATCTGCTGTGTTGAACGATGGCAAAGTGGGCACAGCACTGATTCAAGAGTACAGATTCAATCAGTATTGC